TGGCGAGAAGGTTGATTGCAGTATCCATAACCTTTGTGTGGTTAATGCAATACATTTTCGGCTGGGTCATGGTTATTGCGGCGATATTTGTGGAGCCGGAAATAGCTGACCGCATGAGGGAGGCGTCCGACCTAACTCAAGAACACGCTGACGGGATGACGGGCGCTGTCATGCTGATACTCAGTTTCTATTTTGCAGCGCCTCATTTGGACAAGGTAGTGGGGCCGGCAATGGAAAGGTTTGCGAAGGGTGGCAAAAACTAATGCAGTTTTCGCTGGAGCCAAGGATTAGCTGGGGTGATGTGCTGATGACTACGGGGTTAGTGATTTCTGGCGTCATTGCGTTTGGTGCCGTATCTGAGGGTGTAGCGCTTAATGCTAGTGCCATTGAGGTAGTAGAGAACGATCTTCGCCAGCTAACTCAGGATCACCGTGAGCGGCTACAACTTGAGAGAGCTGACCGGGAACTAATGAGATCCGAAATGCGAGAGGATCTGCGAGCAATCAGCGAAAAACTAGATCGGATTATCGAGTCCAGGCTAATAGCGGAGATCGACGCCTAATGAATTACAACACCAATTACGGGGCTCCAGCCCCATACACAATGACTGCGCCAACAGCGCCTATGGGTGCGTCTCAGGGTGCGGCAATGGCTGGTCAGCAAATGTTACCAGCGGCTTTGACACAGAAGGCTCAGCAGACCATGAGCGTTCCTGCGACCCCTGTTAAAGGTCTGCTACAGCGGGTCAAACCCAAGGCGCCCCAAATGGGCAAGATGAAAGGGTTGCCGCCGATGCCTCCCTCTGTAGCCAGAGACTTAGGCTATGCCTAATGATTGGGATGATGATCGCTTCGATGACGATTGCGATCACGATATTGATGAGCAGCCCAAGAAGGCCAGGGGCAGGCCAAAGGGCAGTTTTAATAAATCATCCAAAGCACAGATCGAGCGCGTAACCGCAAACGGTGGGCTATCCCCACTCGAATACCTCGCCTCGATCTACCAAAACGAAGCTGAAGAAATCCGGCATCGGATAGATGCAGCCAAAGCAGCCGCACCTTTTGTCCACGCGAGATTATCGTCGACCGAGGTAAAGGCTTCAGTGACAGAGGTATCTCAAGAAGAGTGGCTAAGCAGCTTGAACTGACCCGGCTAAAGCTAAAAGACGATTTCGAATTTTATGCTCGCAACGTCCTTACAGTCCGGTCAAAAAGTGGAGAGATTAAAAACCTACTGCTGAACAAGGCCCAGCGTTACATAAACGATTGCATTGAGGAGCAGAGACGCCAAACCGGCCAGGTTAGGGCGATCATTCTCAAGGGCAGGCAGCAGGGCGTATCGACATACGTTGAGGGTCGGTATTACTGGAAGACTACGCACAGAAATGGTGTCAGGGCGTTCATATTGACGCATGAGGCCGATTCGACCAGCGCCTTGTTTGAGATGGTGGAGAGATACCACCAGGGCGCACCAGATTTTGTGAAGCCTGCCACGGGCGCAAGCAATGCCAAAGAGCTGATATTCAGCAAGCTAGACTCGGGCTACAAGGTAGGCACCGCCGGGAACAAGAGTGTTGGTCGTGGAACAACGATTCAGTATTTCCACGGTTCTGAGGTTGCGTACTGGCCCAACGCTGCTGAACACGCCAAGGGCATATTGCAGGCTGTCCCTGACGAGCAGGACACAGAGATCATCCTCGAGTCTACGGCTAACGGTGTAGGCAATTATTTCTACCAGCAGTGGCAGCAGGCCGAGGCTGGTCTGAGTCCATTCCAGGCCATATTTGTTCCTTGGTACTGGCAGGATGAATACAGGAAGAAGGCAGAAGGCTTCTCCACTACGGAAGAGGAAGATGCGCTGATAGCGCTGTATGGCCTCGATATGGAGCAGTTAGCATTTAGACGCTCGAAAATAGCTGAGCTATCTGCTGATGGCATAGACGGTGTTTTTGCCTTCCGGCAAGAGTATCCGATGACTGCCCAGGAAGCGTTCCAGGTAACGGGTGGCAACAGCCTGATTCAGCCCGAGTTGGTAGTGCAGGCGCGGAAGCACAAGGAGCTGGCGGTAGGGCCCTTAATTATTGGCGTTGACCCGGCCAGGTTCGGTGATGACCGCACGGCGATCGTGAGGCGGAAGGGTCGCTCTGCTTACTACCTGGAGACATTCGAGAACAAGTCTACGATGGAAGTTGCGGGCATTGTTCACACGATGATTTCCAAGGAAAAACCAGACCAGGTTGCTATTGATGTTGGCGGCTTAGGAGCTGGCGTTGTGGATCGCCTGATAGAGCTAGGGCACGAGGAAGTTGTTGCGTCGATTAACTTCGGTAGTGCTGCTTTAGACCCCCAGAAATTTATAAACCGCCGGGCAGAGATGTGGTGGTTAATGCGCGATTGGTTAGATGGTGATGCGCCAGTAATGATCCCTGACCGGGATGATTTGCATACGGATTTATGCGCCCCGCTGTACAAATACGACAGCAATTCTAGGCGCAAACTGGAAAGCAAAGACGATATAAAAAAGCGTGGTTATCGCTCTACGGATTGCGCGGATGCGCTGGCGCTAACCTTTGCCGAACCCTTGGCACGTTATGAAATCGAAATGATTGAGCGGCCTGTGGTGGTAGACAAGGTTGCCGGGTATTGAGGAATTTAAATGCAAGAGATTGACGGTTACAGCGACGAGGCCATGAATCCGCAAGATGCGGAAGAGCATGAGCTCGAAGTTGCTGAGCGCCTGCATATTTTTGCTTCCCGGCTTAATCGATTAGCGTCTGAGCAAGTTGGCAAAAAGAATCAGGTAGAGCAACGGTGGCTTGACGATATCCGTCAGTACCACGGCGAATATGCGTCTGACGAGGCGGCAAAGCTCGCCAGGGCCAAGGGTTCTGAGATATTCGTCAATATCACGCGGAACAAGACAAACGCTGCAGAAGCGCGATTGCAGGACATGCTGTTTCCAACCGATGACAGAAATTTCGGTATCTACGCCACTCCAGTGCCAGAGCTTGATTACATCAGCAAGCAAATGCCTGAGACGGAAGAGGACGCCAATACCGTAGAGATGGCCCGTCGCATTACCAGTGAAGCCACTGATTCGGCAATGGCGATGCAAGATGCAATCGATGACCAGTTGCTTGAGTCTCGATATCACATCAAGGCACGGGACATTATCCACGATGCGTGTCAGCTAGGAACTGCGGTTCTAAAGGGCCCAGTGATTATTGGCCGGACTAAAAAGCGCTGGGACGTTATGCCTGACGGCATGTCGGTGATGCAGATTGTAGAGGCGCTAGAGCCAACGGTAGAGCGCATAGACCCCTGGGATTTTTACCCGGATATGTCCGCCAAGACGATCAGTGAGGCGGAGTTTATTTTTGAGCGCCGGAGGTTATCCAAAAAGCAGTTGCGGGATATGGCCCAATTGCCTGGGGTATTGGTCAGCCAGCTTCGTGAAATCGTAAAGCAGGATGCAAAGATCAGCCATATTGCCAAGGATTTTACTGACGATATCCGCAACATTACTGGGATCAATACAGTAGGCGAGGGTAATAAATACGAGGTATGGGAATACCACGGGCCCATCTCTAAGTCAGAGCTTGTCGATGCAATGAAGATGTCAGACAGCGACTATGAAGACGAAGAGATCGATGAGCTGGATGATGAAGTAGAGGCTACCGTTTTCTTCTCAGGTGATCGCGTCATCAAGGTTGCGCTCAATCCAATGGATTCCGATGAGCGGCCATTCTCAGTGTTTAACTGGGAAAAAGATGAGTCCTCGATCTTTGGGTTTGGTGTGCCCTGCCTTATGCGTAGCGCTCAGAAGGTCATAAACGCCTCCTGGCGAATGATGATGGACAACGCGGGGCTATCAGTAGCCGATCAATTAGTGATTAACAAAGAGCTCCTGTACCCGGCTGACGGGTCGTGGAATATGACGCCCAAGAAGATTTGGTATCTCAGGGATAAGACGCGATCAGTGCAGGAAGCATTTGCCTCATTTGCGACCCCGAGTCACCAGGTTGAACTGGCAAACATTTTCAGCATGGCGCGGCAGCTTGCTGACGAAGAAACCAATTTGCCATTGATCGCCCAAGGTGAAATGGGCCAGCACACCACCAAGACCAGCTCTGGCATGGCGATGCTGATGAACAGCTCCAATATCGTACTGCGTAAGGCGGTAAAGAACTGGGACGATGACATTACCAGGCCGTTAATTACGCGATTTTACGATTGGAACATGCAATTCAACGATCGCTCAGATGTGAAGGGCGACTTCAGTATTGAGGCCAGAGGATCGGGTGCGCTGCTGGTGCGCGAGAAGCAACAAGAGAACCTGATGATTTACTCCAATCTGTCTATGTCGGTGCCAGAGTTTGCCAAGCGCAGAGATTGGGCAGAGCTAGACAGAGAGATCGCTAAGTCGCTTGAACTGCCATACGACCAGATCACCTTGGATGACCAAGAGATTGCCGAGATGGAAGAAGAGCAGCAGGCGATGCAGCAGCAAATGATGCAAATGCAGGCCGGCGGTGGCGCTGACCAGTTGAAGGCAGAGCTGGCGCAAGTAGAAATACAGTTAAAGACTCAGAAATTGCAATTAGATGCACAGAAGGCCCAGGCCGGCATAGAGCAAGATCAAGCTGAAATGATGATGAAGGGGCAGATTGAGCAGGCCAAACTTGAACTCGAAGCCAGGAAGCTCGAACTCGAGGAGCGGATTCAGTTAGCCCAGCTAAAAAACAAGTACCAGATGAGCAGCGACCAGCTACAAACAAAGATGGCTATTGATGCAGAGAAGATTCGCACAGACCGAGACAAGGCCGCTGCCACGACGAATGTTCGGCTGACGGACGCTCAGTTGCGCTCTCGCAACATATCGAATGGGTTTGACACCTTCGGATGATCGATCCGTATTCGGCAACCTGGAAAGCTATCGAGAAGTTTATTGCTGAAGAGCGAAAAGACTGCATAGATTTTTTGATTGCTGATCGCGACTCAGATCATCAGCGCGGTGCGTTGGCGCTGCTGGAAAAACTGGAAGGCTTAATCGAAAGCCCGCCAGACATTAACTAACCGCCATTAACCAACATTAACCAGGGGCTTCGGCCCTTTTTTTATGGCCGCTCGAAAGAGCCGCTAGGGATTTTTATGTCTGAAGAAAATGCAGAGCAATCATTTGAAGATGCTTTTGAAGAGCTGACAGGTGGTGTCCCGCCTGCTGAAGCCCCAGAAAGCAATTCCCCAGAAGAGACAGGAGACGCCGATGTACCATTACGGGAAGGGCAAGAAAAAGAAGAAGAAGAAACCAAAGGGCAGGTAGGCGAAGAGCCGGGAAATGACGCTTCCTCTGAGCTTGCGGCATTACGCCAAGAGCTGCAAAAAGAGCGCCACAAGTACAACTCCGATCTAGGTAGACAGAACGCTTACCAGCGACAGCTTAAAGAGCGTGACGAAGAGATCGCGAGGCTACGGTCTTCACAGGCTGCTAACCCCGGCATTAGTGACGATCGATGGAAAACCGTCAAAGAAGACTATCCCGACATTGCTGAAGGGATGACTGCTTTGGTGGAGCAAACCAAGCAGGCCCACGCAGAAGAGGTTGCCGCTTTAAAGCAGCAGCTTGAGCCGATCCAGGGCCAACTGCACGAAAACTATGTGCAGCAACAGTATTCAATGCTTGCCGCAGAACATCCTGACTGGGAGAAGATTGCCGCTTCGCCGGAATTCAATCATTGGATTTCGACGCAGCCGCATAACGTCCGGCAGATGATGGAAAGCGAGCAAGCAGGAGACGCGGCGTATTTGTTGCGCGTCTGGAAGAACGAGAACGCTCCGGCAATCCAGCCGGGCAACTCGGAACTGAAGCAGCGTCGAGAGAAGCAGCTTCGCCAAGCACAGAACGTCCCATCGAGGGGAGGTCGTTCCCAGCAAGTAGTGCCGCCAGAAAGCGATTTCAATGCCGCATTTGACTACTTCGTTGAGCAAGACGAGCGACGATAACCAGTAAGGACACAAACCCGCACCTACACCAAAGCAAGTGACGCAGGACAGCTAACGCCGCGAAAGCCGCGTTGTCGTTGGACTCCCTCATTGAGCGAGGTGATCGGTCGAATTGAACTTTTTAATTTGCCTATCAGTGACCCCAATGAGGAGAAATCAAAATGGCAACCACTACTTACTCGAACCTGAGTCAGCGTACTAATGCGTATGCGGCGAAGGAAATGCTGGCTCACGCAGAGCCAATCGCTTGCTTGTCAAAGTTTGGCATGATTAAGCCTATGCCTAAGAACAAGGCGAACAACGTCAAGTTTCGTCGCCCTGTACCCCTGGCAGTAGCCACTACGCCTTTGACAGAAGGCTCTCCACCCACTGCTTTAGCGCTCGGTTACGAAGATGTAAGCGTTACCCTGGCGCAGTTAGGCTCAGTGGTTGAGATTACCGATGTCGTTGACGATCTGGCAGAGGATCCGGTACTGAAAGACGCCAGCATGATGTGTGGCGAGCAAGCTATGGAGACAATCGAAACCCTTATGTGGGGTGTTCTCCAGGGTGGAACCAACGTGTTCTACGCCAATGGCTCGGCACGAAGTGCAGTGAATACTGTTATCACCTTGAACAAGCAGCGAGCTATCACTCGACAGCTCAAAGGCAATCGCGGCAAGAAGATGACGCAAATGTTGTCTTCATCTGTGAAGTTCAATACTGAGGCAGTGGCACCGGCATTCATTGCTTTTGCTCACACTGATCTGGAGTCAGATATCCGTGGCTTGGCTGGCTTTACGCCGACTGAGACCTACGGCTCTATGAAGGCTCTGCCTTATGAGATCGGCAAGGTAGAAGATGTGCGATACATCTTGACGCCTGTTTTGACCTCAATCGCCAATGGCGGCGGTACTGCTGGAAGCATGGTTTCCACGGGCGGATCAGCAGCCGATGTGTACCCAGTCGTGTACTGCGCGAAAGAGTCATACGGCCACGTTGCGCTGAAGGGAGCTGAAGCTATTACACCTAGCGTCATCAACCCTGGTCAGCTCGACAAGTCTGACCCTCTCGGTCAGAAGGGCATGGTTGGCTGGAAGACTTACCACAAGGCTTTCATTGCCAATGAGGCTTGGTTGTGCCGACTTGAGTGTTCAGCTACTGCGCTTTAATCGGTAGATAGCAAAACCTATAGGGGCTTCGGCCCCTTTTTTGTTGGGGCTTCGGCCCCTTTTTTTATGGAGCTGGCAGGCAGGCAAGACGTTGCTACGCGAGGTATATGTCCATACCTCAGTTAAGGCCGCACAAGGTACGCAAATGGGATATTCATGCGCTTGTGTCAGCTCCTCCATTTACAAGCCGCCTACGGGCCGCAGGAGAGCAGTATGTCTGAAGTTAATTTGTACAACCTAAACCTAGAGGAGCTTAAAGAGCAGGCTCGGATTCTTGGCATTGTCGTTAAAGGCAATCCCAGTGCCGATACGCTCAGAGATCGCATTCGCAAAGCCGTCAACATCGAGCCGGCAGAGAAGCCCGAATCCGCAGATGCTGATGAAGAGGCTGACCGAAAGAAAGGTTGGGTAAAGGTTTTCATCAATGAAGATGAGGCAGATCAGCGTCCTGTTTTTGTGGGCGTAAACGGCAAGAACTTTTGGATTCGTAGAGGCGAACACGTACCTGTCCCCCCGGAAGTAGCGACCGTTTTAGGTGATGCCAAGCAAGTCATTACCGACGCAAAAGGCAAGCAGACCATCAAGCACACCTATCCATTCAGCGTAACCACATAAAGGGACAATATGAATTTTCTTTCCTTATGCCAACGACTGGTTCAAGAATCAGGAATTGCTGATGGTGGGCCGGCCACCGTTACCAGTCAGACCGGCGACATGGGAAGAATAGTCAACTGGATTAACGATGCCTGGCTGAAAATTCAATCTTCTCGAGCTGATTGGAACTGGATGTGGAGCACGGGCACATCAACGCTAACCGCTGCCACTTCTACGATCACGTTGCCCAGCACGGTTGAAACCATCAAGCGGGTGTCGTTAGGCCAGTCATTCTTACAATCAGAAGATTACAATGATTTCGCAAACGCCTATCGCGTTATCCAAGATGGGGATCCTTCAGTTTGGTCTGTTCGGCCGGACGGAGTAATGGTTTTCAATGCGAAACCTACCTCCAATAAAACCGTGACCTATGAGTCGTTTTCTGTCCCGGCGGAAATGGTGAACAGCACGGACTCTCCTGGCCTTCCAGATCGATACCACATGCTTATTGTGTATGAGGCGCTGCGTTGTTACGCGCAGTTTGACGAAGCGCCGGAGCTGGAAAAGCGGGCATTTCTTTATTACGAAGATATGTTGGCTGACCTACAGAGAGATCAGCTTGCTCGCATTGTCGCACCAGAGGCTATTGCGTGAGCTTAAAACTCGAGTATTTTCCCGCAGTAGGTGGCCTCAACCAAGAGGCTCCGCCTCTGTCACTGGGCCCTGGTGAGCTTGTAGATGTTGCTAACTACGAGTGCCTAGCGAATGGCGGCTATCGTCGCATTTTTGGATATACGCTATTTGATGGCCAGTCTACTGCTACGCAATCGGTGCCTGGCAGCGGCGTGGTAAAGGGCGTTCATATTTATCAAGGGAATGTGTATGCCATCCGCGAGGACGGGACAAATGCTCGCATGTATAAGGCGACATCATCCGGCTGGGTGGAGGTAAACAACGCTAAAACGTGGTCGCTTAACGGCACGTTTAGATTTGCAAACTACAACTTCCAAGGGCAAGACGCCCAAGAGCGCATGTACATTGTTAATGGCGTCGACCAGGCGACTGAGTTTAACGGGACAGTATTCTCACTGATATCAACTGGCGCATCGTCAGATAACCCGTCTTCAGTAGTGGGCTACAAAAAGCACCTAGTGCTCGGCATTCAGTCATCTTTGCATATATCAGAGATTGGCAACCCTAGCGGCTACACAGTAGGGGGTGGGGCAGCAGAGATCGCGGTTGGCGACACCATTACCAACCTAAAGGAACACGCCAGCGCATTGATTGTTGGCTGCGAGGATTCCAGTAAGACGCTATACGGCTCCTCTGCCGCTGATTGGCAGCTTGATGAGCTCAACAAGGCTGGCACATACCCAGGCACCATGCAGTCCATCGCCGGCCAGGTTGTAGGCTTGGATCGTCAGGGCTTAATGAGCTTGGCTGCGGCCCAACAATACGGCAACTTCGCATACGCCTCATTATCTGGAAAGGTCAAAACTCTTATCAAAGAGTTCTCCAGTAGCAGCGTTTCGGTTCTTAATAGGGCCAACGGCCAATACCGTTTATTCAACGGACAAGACGGCCTGTATTTTTCTTTTAATGGCCCCGACTTAATCGGCGTCACCAAGACCCGATTCCCACAGCAAGTTATGTGTGCGGCATCTGCGATTGATGAGACTGAAACCGAAATATCTGTGTTTGGTGCTAATGACGGGAACGTCTACAAGATGGACACCGGCTTCCGGTTTGGCACCAGCAATATCTACTCATTCATTCTGACTAACTTTACGGCCTACCAGGGGCCCACCATCCGCAAGCGATACCGGCTAGTACAGCCCGATATCCGGGTGCAGGGATCTCCGATACAGGTGGTGGTCAGAGCAACCACGGAGTACGGCCTGGGTGAGCAGTCTGCCGGCCAATCTCCAATTTTATACACATCTCCTGGATCTCTGTGGGACATCAGCGAGTGGAACGAGTTTTCCTGGGGCTCCGCTTACTCGAATGACGCCAAGATTAGGGTATCGGTTACGGGCGCGAACATGGGCGTCTATATCGGCACTGACGGCAGTGAGAACGCCAGCCACACGATTCATGGGGTAACCCTTCACTACTCCCCCAGGAGACTCATACGGTGACACGGAGACTACGAAGTGGCTAACAATTATGTACCAACGCTCACGGCGCTGCAGGCTGGTGAGCTGGCGCGAGCGGTTGATATCAACACACGTTATGACTACGTTGAATCGGCATTTGATAAGCTCCCTACGCCCGTAACCTCCGGCACTGGCTTTTCTGCACCGGTCAACGTCGGCACACCAACTGCTTCTACCCACGCCACGACCAAGCTCTATGCGGAGACGGTTATTGTCGCGGCGGCAGAGGCGGCGGCTCTGGCCTATATTACGCCTAGCACTAATGCAGCGGCGGCAAGTGCGGCGGCAGCTCTCACTAGCGAGAACAACTCGGCTGCAAATCGGACTGCTGCTGCGGCATCAGAGACTGCAGCGGCTACCAGCGAGACTAACGCGGCAACATCTGCCACAAGCGCTTCGACCAGTGCGACAAGCGCAACAGCCAGTCAAACAGCGTCAGCGGCCAGTCAGTCGGCGGCGGCAAGCAGTGCTACAGCAGCGGCGGCAAGCGAAACTGCGGCGGCTACCAGTCAGACTGCAGCAGCGGCCTCTGAGACAGCGGCGGGAACGAGTGAAACCAATGCGGGAAATAGCGCAACTGCTGCGGCGACCAGTGCCACAAACGCTGCAGCAAGTGAATCTTCGGTAGCATCAAATGCGACTGCTGCGGGGACTAGCGAGACTAATGCCGCTACGAGTCAAACAGCGGCAGCGGGATCGGCTACAGCGGCCGCTACTAGCGCCACCAGCGCCGGCACCAGCGCGACTGCCGCATCTACGTCAGCTACTGCCGCATCTACGTCAGCGACCTTGGCAGAGGACTGGGCGACCAAAACAAGCGGCACAGTAAACGGCTCAGACTACTCAGCGAAGTATTACGCCACCACAGGGAATGTAGCTGCGGTTGCCAACGACATTGCCAACGTCAACACCGTTGCAACGAACCTTACTCATGTAAATTCTTTCGCAAACACCTACTTCATATCGGCTACCGCGCCGTCTAGCCCGACTGAAGGTGATTTGTGGTTCGACACCAGCACTGATGTTATGAAGGTTTATAACGGCAATAGCTGGCAGAACGCAGGCTCATCCGTAAATGGTACGTCTGCCCGGGTGGAATATACGGTCGGTACAAGCGCTGGCGGCTATAACGGCTCCACCACAACCTTCCCGGCGACCTACGATGTGGGCTTTGTGGATGTTTATCTAAACGGCGTGAAGCTCGCTACAACTGATTTCACTGCGAGTAACGGGACAAGCGTTGTCCTGGGTAGTGCGGCCTCTACAGGCGACCTGGTGTCGATTGTTGCCTACGGTACGTTCAGCGTAGCTACCGCGCTCTCCAAGACTAACAACCTGTCCGATCTCACCAGCGCAGCGACTGCCTTACTCAACCTTGGCCTGACCGCTACTGCGGCTGAGCTGAACATTTTAGATGGCGTCACTGCGACCACGGCAGAGCTCAACATTTTAGATGGTGTCACATCAACGACAGCAGAGCTGAATATCTTGGACGGTGTGACCTCCACAGCGTCAGAGCTCAATATTCTCGATGGTGTGACCGCGACAACGGCAGAGATTAACTATCTAAGCGGTGTGACCTCGAGCATACAAACGCAACTGGATAGCAGTGTTTCTCTAGCAAGCGTTCAAGCCACCGTACTTTCATTTCAGTCATAAGGAACCTTAATCATGGCAAAGACGTTTACTGCGCCTTTTTCGCAAACACCGCAAACTGCCTTCGCCGTTACGACGCAGGCAACCTCTAATGAGCAAAGCACCAGCCCAAGCAATGTTATCGAATTGCTAACTGCCGGCAGTGACGGGTGCTTAGTCACCTCGATAACTTTTATGCCGCGATCTGGAAACATCTCGGTTTCCAACATTATGTTGTGGGCGTCCTCCGACAGTGGGTCTAATAAGTATTTGATTGACTCCGCAGTAGCCGCAGCTCAGTCGATTTATACCTATCAAGCAATTACCAGAGGCAGCTTTGAAACAATCTCTGAGGCAAACCCTCTGCGCCTAGCGGCTGGCGACAAGCTGTATGTAGGCAACAAAGTAGCGCACAGCAATGGCCTGATCTTTTTCGCTGAATATATGGACTTCTAAAGTATGTCTGTAACAGAGCTTGGCAATCAGCTTGGCAATCCCCTGGCGAAACCATCGACTAGCGGTGGCGGTGGCGGGTTCGAACTCAAGCAAGTGAACGAGCAAGTCGATAATTGGCAATATCACCTCCAGAACGGAATTGTCAGTGTGACCATACCGACCGGCACGGGCTGGGACGATTATATGGTTATCGGCAAGGTTTATTATGACCGGGGCGAAGTTAGCTCATACGATGCCGGTCTTCAGCAGCTTCACACAACTCCCGCTGAAGAGGTTGGATTTATGATGCCTCGCGATAGATCGATGCCAGAGGGATCAAGCAGTTTTGATTGCCAAGGCATTGGGCAAATCTGGCACACTGCTATTGGAAATTACAGCTATCGCAAACAAGGTCAGACATTTTTTTATAGCGGAAGATCTATTTATCTAAGAAATCATGCCTATGAGGGTATCAACCCAATTTATGGGAGAATGGTTTGGCGGTCTTACGATAACGACATTGAATACGCCTCCAGGAATAACGAGTTCGGCACTACATCAAAGTCTTGGAATGATGTTTTTGGAAGTAAATTTAACCGAGGATATTTGTTCAAAGGCGTACAGCATTATGACACTGGGAGTGTTTCTACCTGGTTTGAGAAAGGTGTCCCAAAGACGTTAAATAGCTTATACAGCATGAACTCAAGCCAAACGTTTAATTTGATATTCGACGGCGACGCTTTTGTTCTCAGCCAAAACTACAGCAACTTTCAATCCTTCGCTTTCAACTTAATAGAGTAATTTCTAATGATTAAAGTAGAGAGTGGCGCGGCTACTAGAGAGCCAGTGCCAGTATTCCTCGTGGGCGTCAGTCAAGAAGCGCTTGCTGATTTGTCCTGGACGGATCCTGCTCTTGGCGTATCTGAGGCGGGCTGGTGGCCGGAGGACGATCAATCCCCGGAGCTCGATATCGACCAGCAATATGGCGAAGAGACGCTGACTGTCGATACTGAGAATCAGAAAGTCATTTGCGTTAAAGCTGTTGTTGCAGATTCAGACGAGAACATTGCTGAGCGCAAGGCAAATCTTTCTATTGTCGAGCGAGCCAAAAGAGATTTGCTCTTGGCTGAAACTGACTGGGTGGTGATTAAGTCGCTCGAGCTTGGCGAGACGGTCAGCACAGATATGTCCACTTATCGACAGGCGCTGCGTGACGTCCCGGCACAGGCCGGCTTCCCCGACACCATCACCTGGCCCACACAACCGGAGTAATCATATGAGCAGGGCACGAGATTTTGCCAACCTGATAAGCAGTGGCGTCCTGGCGGACGGCCAGATCAGCTTTGCGGAGATTACCGGCGTAACTGCGAGTGCCACAGAGATCAATCATTTGGCCGGCGTAACGTCAGGTATCCAGTCTCAATTAAATACGAAGGTCGGCACCTCATTTACAGGTGACGTAAACATCACCGGAGAAATGCTGGTTGATAGCTACAATGAAACTTATGTTGCTCCTACCAGCTCTACTAATGCAACAGCGGTTAATTGTGAAGCGGGTAATGTGTTTAGTCATACGCTTACTGAAAATACCACTTTTACGTTTAGTAACCCTCCGGCATCTGGCACCGCATTTGGGTTTTCTCTAAAAATTATTCAAGACGGTAGTGCTTCTGGATATACAGTCACTTGGCCGGGAGCGGTTGATTGGCCTGCGGCTACCGCGCCCACTTTGACAGCTACAGCATCTGCTGTGGATCAGTTTGTGTTCTACACCCATGACGGCGGTACTACCTGGTACGGCTTTACAGCGGGCCAAGCAATAGCGTGAGCGTTAATAGACTTTTACACCAGGCCGCTGCCGGCGCTGGTGGTGACCCCGTTTACGTTGA